ATCCAAGCGCAAGCCATGCCGCAGGTGCCTGTACCTGCTCCGACGCCCGAGTCCGCTGGCCTGAGCGACTGACATCATGCTCGACATCCTCGGCGGGGGCCTGCTGGGCTCGATCTTTGGGGGCTTGTTCCGCCTCGCCCCGGAAGTTCTGAAGTTCTTGGATCGCAAGAACGAGCGGCTGCATGAACTCAAGATGTTTGAACAGCAGTGTCAACTGGAGCAGATGCGCGGGGCGCAGAAGTTGCAGGAGATCGGCGCTCAACACGGGATGGCCGTGGATGTTGGTGTGTTGGATGCGCTCAAGTCCGCGATGGACCAGCAGACCGAGATGGTCAAGGCCGCTGGTGGTTGGGTAGCATCCCTGTCCGCTTCGGTGCGTCCGGTGGTGACGTACTGGATTCTGTTCATCTGGTCGTTCGTGCACATCTGGTTTGCGTGGAACGCTTGGCTGCAGGGCATGCCGCCAGTGGAAGTGTTCAAGACTGCCATGTCGGCAGACTTCTCCGCCTTGGTCGCGGGCACGATTAATTTTTGGTTCCTTGATCGCGCCTTGAAAGCACGGGGGCTTGCGTGAACCTCGATGTAGCGGTAGCACTGTGCAAGCAGTTTGAGGGGCTGCACCGGCTCGGCAAGGACGGGCTGATCTACCCTTACATCTGTCCGGCAGGCTACGCCACTATCGGCTGGGGCACCGTTTACAAGCCTGACGGCTCCAAGGTCACGATGGACCACCCACCCATCACGCGGGAGGTAGCTGACGCTTGGCTCATGGACGAACTGCGCCGAGTCTGTGCGCCTGCGGTGATGCGGCTTTGCCCTGAGCTTTTCGCCTGGAGCGTGCAAAACGGGCAGTGGCGAGCGTTCTGCGCGATTGCGGACTTCACCTATAACTTGGGTACAGGTAGACTTCAGACCTCCACCTTGCGGCGCAAACTGCGTGCGCTTGACTGGGATGGTGCCAAGGAACAGTTGGCGCTGTGGGTTCGCGGTGGCGGCAAGGTACTGCCCGGTCTGGTGAGACGTAGAGCCGCAGAGATTGCTTTGCTGGGGTAAATATGGACACCTTTGTTTACTGCTGGACAGACCACAAGACACACAAACTGTACGTTGGCATGCACAAAGGCCGATCAGATGATGGATACGTATCGTCGTCTAAGCACTTGCTTAAAGAATATCGTGTACGCCCTCAAGACTTTACGCGAGAAGTGCTTACACGCAACACTTATGAGGTTTGTAGAGGCTTTGAGGTTGCAGTCATTAAAGCGATGTTTGCCCAAGGTGTGCCGTGTTACAACTTAAATGCTGCTGGCGCCATTTTGTACACGCCAGAAATCAGAGAAAAAATTAGTCAAACACACAAAGGCAAAGTAATCTCTGCGGAGCATAAAGCCGCCATAAAGCAGTGGAACCTTACTGAACGAAAGCCTGCATCTAAAGAAACCCGTGAAAAAATTAGGCAGAAAAAACTTGGCGTAAAACGTGGCGCGCTTCCAGAAGAGTGGAGGCGTAAAATTAGCGAAGCAGGCAAAGGGCTAAAGCGTCCTGAGGGGTTTGGTGCTGCAGTATCAGCTAGGCAATTAGGCAAAAAACGTAGGCCTTTAACAGAAGCAGAGAAAGAAAAACAGCGTATTGCACAAACTGGCAGAAAACACACGCCAGAGACGTTGGAAAAATTAAGGGCGGCTAAGGCTAATGTTTCCCCTGAAACAAAGTTAAAGCTAAGTGAAGCCAAAAAACGTTATTGGGAACAAAAACGTTTGGAGAAACAAAATGCCACTTAAAAAAATTCAATTGAAGCCGGGATTATGGAGGGAAGGAACAAGGTATACAGGGGAAGGCTCTTGGTACGACTGCGACAAAATTAGGTTCAGGTCAGGCACTCCAGAAAAAATTGGTGGCTGGGATCAAGTATCTAACGTAAGTACGTTTGAAGGCACAGCACGTTCGCTGTGGCCGTGGGCTTCTTTGCTTGGTGTAGGCACCAACGAGAAGTTCTACATCATGTACGGATCTTCGTACTTTGATATCACGCCTATCCGCTCCACGGTAACACTGACAAACCCCTTTACGACCTCCAGTGGTCTACCTACTGTCACGGTTGCTGATGTCGCACATGGGGCGATCACTGGTGATTGGGTGACTTTTTCCGGCGCTACTGCCGTCGGGGGTTTGACGCTCAACGGCGAGTATCAGATCACCGTAATCGACGTAGACAGCTACACCATCACTGCAGGAAGCAACGCATCTTCTACCGCCACGGGTGGCGGCACGGTCACGGCAGCGTATCAGGTCAACAGCGGCCCTGCTATTCAAACGCCTTTGTCTGGATGGGGCGCGGGGCCTTGGGGCGCTGGAGCGTGGGGTATCGGCAGCACATCGCTTGAGTCTTTGCGGGTGTGGAACCAGCAGAACTTTGGCGAAGACCTGATCTTCGGTCCCAAGGACGGGCCGATGTACTACTGGGACAACTCCCTTGGTCTGTCCTCGCGTGGTGTCAACCTGACCTCGCTCAGTGGCGCGTCAGATGTTCCGACGGTGCAGCGCCTCATCATGGTCTCTGACGCTTCGCGGTTTGTGCTGGCGTTTGGGTGCAACGACTACGGTTCGGCGGACCAGAACCTGATGCTGATTCGCTGGTCAGATCAGGAAAGCGCAGTCAGTTGGACGCCCGCTGCGACAAACCAAGCGGGTAGTTTGACGCTTTCACACGGCTCAGAGATCGTAGGTGTTGCCCAGGTTCGCCAGGAAATCTTGGTCTGGACAGACATCTCTCTGTACTCTTTGCAGTACCTGGGGCCTCCCATCGTGTGGGGTTCACAAATTTTGGCGGACAACGTATCGCTCATCAGCGACCGCGCTATGACCACCGCAGCAGGCGTGACCTACTGGATGGGTGAAGAGAAGTTCTACGTCTACGACGGTCGTGTGCAGACTTTGCCTTGTGATCTGCGGCAGTACGTATTCAGTGACTTCAACCTCAACCAAGCCGAGCAGGTCTTTGCTTCGACGGTAGAGCGGTTCAACGAGGTCTGGTGGTTCTACTGCTCGGCGGATAACAACACGGCTTCTCCTGACCGCTACGTGGTGTACAACTACTTGGAGAAGATTTGGTACTACGGCACGATGGACCGCACCGCCTGGATTGATGCCAGCATCATCAGCGACTATCCGATTGCAGCCTACGACAATCAGCTTCTGTACCAAGAGTCTGGAGTGGACGACAACTCCACAGGCACGGCAGCGGCTATCGAGGCGTACATCACCTCGTCTGAATTTGACATCGACGACGGGCACAACTTCGCGTTTGTCTGGCGGGTGCTGCCTGACATCACTTTCCGGGGCTCTACGGCCAACAACCCCAGCGCCACGCTGACGCTGCTGCCTTTGCAGAACTCAGGTTCAGGCTACAACAATCCGGCCTCTTTGGGAGGCTCAGACAACGGGTCCATCACCCGCACGGCGGTTGTTCCTGTTGAGCAGTTTACGGGTCAGGTAAACATCCGAGTTCGTGGCCGTCAGATGTCCATGAAGATTGCCTCAGACGGTGTTGGTGTGGCGTGGCAGCTTGGTTCGCCAAGAATAGACCTGCGTCCTGATGGCCGCAAGAGTTAAACATGCCGCTGATCTACAACGTCATCAAGCGGTTTGCTGCACCGTCTTTGCCGCAGGCTTCGCAAGAGTACGACCAGAAGTACTTCGACAAATTTAACAGTATTCTGCGGCTGTACTTCAACCAGCTTGATCAACTTCTGGGGCAACTTGTGAGCACATCTGCAACCGTTCCAGTTTCAATCGGCGGAACAAACACTGATGCGTTTGGACGGCTGCGTACCAGCGGCCCTTACACGCTGTTTGACTCTCAGAATCGCTACGCCAAGAACGACCTGTTTGATGAGTCCACTGCAACGGGCGGCACGGTCACTTACGATGCCAACGCCAGCACTGTCTCGCTCAATGTCACCACAACCTCTGGCAGTTCGGTAGTTCGGCAGTCCTACCGTTCATTCTCGTACCAGCCTGGGAAGGGTTTGCTGACGCTCAACACCTTCGTGATGGACGCTGCCAAGGACGGCGTGCGTGCGCGGGTGGGGTACTTCAACGAGCAGAACGGCGTGTTTCTGGAGCGCAGTGACTCTTCTATCCGTTTTGTGCGGCGCACCTACACCTCGGGCGCGGCAGTGGACAACGTGGTGCTGCAGGCCAACTGGAACGGCGACAAACTTGACGGCACCGGGGACTCCGCGATCACGCTGGACTTGACCAAGGCGCAGATCCTCTGGCAGGACTTTGAGTGGCTGGGGGTCGGCTCGGTGCGGGTTGGCTTTGTCATCGACGGGCAGTACATCGTCTGCCACACGTTTGAGAACGCCAACAACTTGAACGCGGTCTACATGACCACGGCAATTTTGCCGGTGCGCTACGAGATTGAGAACACCGCGACCACGGCCTCCAGCACCACGCTCAAACAGATCTGCTCCACGGTGATCTCAGAGGGCGGCTACGAGAAGAAGGTTGCCCTAAACGTGGCCCGGATGACCACGGCCAATACGGCGATCTCCACAAGTTTTGTCCCGCTGGTTTCGCTCAGGCTTGCTTCAGGAAGGACTGGCGCTGTTGTCGTTCCTGATGGATACTCTGTCCTGCCCACTGCTACTTCTGCCACGACCTTTGAGATCGTGCTGGTCAAGAACCCGACACTGACCGGAGCCTCGTGGGTGGCTTCGGATTCCAGCAACGTCCAGCAAGACCTCTCGGCCACTTCGTACACAGGCGGGACCATCGTGCAGCAACAGTATGTTCTGTCCAGTACTTTGGCAAACGGCATCGCCACGGGCAGCAGTGATTACAACTGGGATCTCCAGTTGGGCGCGACCATCTCCGGGACATCGGACATCTACACGCTGGCTGTCCGCACGCTGTCTGGCACGCACAACGCCATCGGTAGCCTCTCATTCTGGGATCTGACGTAATGCTGCGTAACCAGTACAGCACGCTTTGGAATGAGTCCGAGGAGATCGAGCCGGACGACTGGGGCTTTATCCAAAACGTAGTCGCTCCTACGCCCACGCCTACTCCTGCACCCACCCCTGCTCCGACGCTTGCACCTGTTGGCACGGCGTTAACGCCAAATGATATTTTTAAGCAAAACCTGTTTACAACGGAGATGTTGCCTACGGGAGCTTCTCCAGAAACAGGACAAGCAGAATTTGCGCCGGGAGCCGAGTATTACAAACTTGGAAACCAAACAGTCTCACCTGATCAATTTGGTGGGTACGTAGTCAATACACCCACCGCGCAAGAAGGCATATACAAAGCTGAGCGTTTTGACCCCAACGGTAATAAGGTTGGTGAGTTTATTAACGATGCTAGAAACACTGATGTTCAAGATTTAGCGGCTCTAGCTACTATAGCTGTCGGCTTAAATCCAGCAATTGCCACATCGCTTGGCACATCGTTGGTTGGCGCGTCTGGAGCAGGCGGATTAACTGCTACTCAAATTGGCTCCATCGCTGCGAATGTTGGCGGTACAGCGTTACAAGGCGGGGATCTTGGCGACGTATTGAAGTCCGCAGCAAGTGCATATTTGCCTGGGGCAGTAAGTAGCGTTCTGCCTACAACGGGAGTTACAGCACTAGATAAAGCATTGGGATCTGCTGTATCGTCAGGTGTTCAAACGGCTCTTGTAGGAGGTGATGCTGGACAAGCATTGATGGGTTCTTTACTTCAATCAGCTACAGGAGCAGCAAGTAATACTTTGGCTGATACTCTGGGGGTAGACCCAAAATTGTTAAACACAGGGGCGATGCTGGTTCAATCTGGCGGCGACCCGTATAGTATATTTAAGGCAGTTGTTGGAAGCGCAACAGGTAAAAATGTTGTTGATGCCAAGACAAATACTGCTGGCGATTCCTTGATTACATTCGATGACGGTTCAGAAATTGAAACTATTATCGGTTCGGGCGGCAAAGCAAATACTATAGTTACAGATTCTGAAGGGAATCAGTATAGGCCAGGGTCAAACCCTGCCCTGCCAAAAAATATTGAAGACACACTTTTTAACATGAATACGGGGGTGTCGCAAGACGGTGTTGATAATGTCACTCAAGATTTAATAAATGAATTAAGCGGAAATACCACAACGGTAACAAATGCAAATACAGCAGATACAGCAGACAATACAAAAATTGGAGACGCAATAGCGGGTAACACTGGACAAACTTATACAGTAGTAGGTAATTTACCGTTTACTGAATACAACGATGAGCTTAGGAGGTTGGAAGGGTTGTATCCGGCTCCGACACCGGCGCCTGCGTCGCAGATTGTGGAAGTAACGGGGTCTAAAGAACCTACTCCCATTCCGACGTTGCCACCTACCCCTGCGCCTACTCCTGCTCCTCAGGTAATAGATGTTATCGGGAATACACTTGCGCCAACACCTATCCCGACACTGCCACCTACTGCCGCACCTACGCCAGCGCCGACCCCCGCGCCGACCCCCGCGCCTACCCCTGCCCCTCAAATCGTAGAAGTTATCGGGACCACGCTTGCCCCTACGCCCATTCCGACGTTGCCACCAACACCGAAGCCAACTGACGCGCCTACTCCCGCACCGACTCCCGCACCGACTCCCGCACCGACTCCCGCACCTCAAATCGTAGAAGTTATCGGGACCACGCTTGCCCCTACGCCGATTCCAACTTTGCCGCCCACACCCGCGCCGACTCCGGCACCCACACCAGCACCTACACCCGCTCCGACTCCTGCGCCTACACCTGCTCCTACGCCCGCCCCTACGCCCGCACCAACACCGAGACCAACGCCGAGACCAACGCCGAGGCCAACGCCGAGGCCCACACAGAATCCGGCGCTGCTTGCTTTGCTTTCGGCAATAATGACGCCGCAGCAGAAAGTGACGGACCCGGTTAACAGGGCGCAGATTGATGCGAAATCGCCATTTGGCACTGTGTATGACACAGGCGCTCCCCTGCCAGAAGCGCAACAAGCAGATTTGTTCCAAGCCATAGCTCGTGCTCAGGAACAAGACATGACAATCGAAGAACTAATGCAACTGATTGGAAGAGGTTGAATATGGATGACGATGATCTGGGCTGGCTGTCGCTCGGCGGTGGAGACTTGATAGACAATCCGGCTGACAATTATGTCCCTGATGAGCCTTCTGGATATGTGCCAGATGCAGACTACAGTAATGAGGGCCGTAATTACCCTACACCGGGGTCTACGCAGGGTCCGGGCGGGAGCCCAATAAATGCATCAATGGCAACAGGTTGGGACCGAATCCTCAACAACCTCAGGAATCTTGGCGGCAGCGCAGCAAACTTTGCCACCAGCAACCAAGGCATCATGGCGCTGCTTGCTGCGCTTGCAGGGTACGCTGACCGTGCAAAGCCTTCCGGTGGTGGCGTAGCTCAAGCCTACGCTGGACCCAAACCCATAACGCGCACGATGACCCAAGGCAAGTATGGACCCATTGCACGCTTCGCAGCCAACGGCGGCTTGATGCAGGCTTACGCCAACGGCGGCAAGGTGCAGATGGAAGACGGAGGGTTCGTGATGACCGCAGACGCTGTCAAGGGTGCTGGTGGTCCGCAGGGTCTCCGGCGACTGCTTCCTGATGCGACAATGGTTTATGGCCGAGGCACCGGTACGAGCGACGACATCCCCGCAGTGATCAACGGACCAAACGGTCAGACCCCCGCACGGCTTTCCAACGGAGAAGCCTATGTCCCGCCCGGGCGAGATACCAAAGGGCTCTACGCCCTGATGCATGAACTTGAAAGGAAGGCGTGATGGCTGATCTTGATCCTTCTCAATCCACCCTCTCCCCAAACTTTGCCTCGTACATCTATGACATGCTCGGCAGGGGGCAGGGGCTTGCCAATCTGCCGTACCAAGAATACACCGGCCAGCGCTTTGCGGGGCCTTCGGCATTGCAGTCTCAGGCTTTCTCGGGGCTTGGTGCCTTGCAGACGCCGGGGCAGTTCCAAACCGCTACAAACTTTCTGACTCAGGCAGGCCAAGCGGCGGGCAATCTTTCCTATACCCCCGGCACGTTCGGGAATCAGTTCTCTGCGCCCAGCGCATTCCAACCAGGGCAGTTTCAGTCTGGGTACCAAGCTCCGTCCGCGTACCAAACAGGACGTTTTACCCCCGGTTTCCAAGCGCCCACCATCTCTCCTGCTACGCAGTTTCAGTCAGGATTCCAAGCACCATCGGCGTATCAAGCGACTGATCTGTCTGCTGGCATCGCGCCCGGTGCGTACCAAGCCGGTCAATTTAACGCGGGGTTCAACTACACCCCGCAGGGCATCACCACAGGTCTAGGTCCGGTGGGTTCGGTACAGAGCTATATGAGCCCGTACCAGCAAGCAGTCACTGACATCGAAAAGCGTGAAGCTGCGCGGCAGTCTGCTATTGCCGCTCAAGGTGAGCAAGCAAAATTTGCTCAGGCAGGTGCTTTTGGTGGTTCGCGGCAAGCCATCGTTGAAGCAGAGCGTGCCCGTAATCTTGCACAACAGATGGGAGACATTGAGTCTCGTGGTCTACAGAGTGCTTACGACCGTGCGCTTGCACAGCGTGCGCAGGAAGCCCAGCTTGGCATGACAGCCCAGCAGGCTACGGAAGCGGGCCGACAGTTTGGTGCGGAGCGTGGCGCACAGTTTGGTCTGGAAGCACAGAAGGCCGGTGAAGCATCGCGTCAATTCGGCGCTCAGTACGGCATGCAAGGTCTGGGTCAGTTGCTGGAGGCACGCAAGGCCACCGAGCAAGCGCGTCAGTTCGGCGCGGGGCAGCAGATGACTGGCGCACAGTTGCAGGCTCAATACGGGCTTTCAGCGCAGCAGGCTCAAGAAGCAGCGCGTCAGTTCAATGCAGGTCAGCAGATGACCGCTGCGCAACTGCAAGCGCAGTTTGGCCTGGACGCCCAGAAGGCTGATGAACTGTCTCGTCAGTTCGCCGCACAGCAGCAGGCACGTAGCGCAGAGTTTGCTTCTCAACAAGGCATGACCGCGCAGCAGCAAGCAGAAGCGTCTCGACAATTTGGTGCCCAGCAAGGCATGCAGGCGGCGCAGCTTCAGGCTCAGTACGGACTCTCGGCACAGCAAGCCCAGGAAGCCGCTCGTCAATTTGGGGCGCAATACGGTTTGCAAGGTTTGCAACAGCAGATCGCAGCGGCACAAGCGTTGGGTGGTCTGGGTACGCAGCAGTTCGGGTCTCAGCTTCAGGGTCTACAGGCGCTCTTGAGCGCTGGTGCCACACAGCAGCAGTTTGCTCAGCAACCGCTTGACTTCGGCTACCAACAGTTCCAAGAATCCATGAAGTACCCGTACCAGCAAGCCACGTTCATGCAAAGTCTGTTGCAAGGTCTGCCGCTCCAAGCGCGGCCTTATGACTCCGGGCAGTCTGGCCTTGCCGCTGCGCTCAGCGGCGGTCTCTCTGGATTGGCTCTGTACAACGCGCTGAACCCCACACCTAGATAAGGCACTGGATCATGCAACAAGGAATCCAATCTCTGATGCCCCAAGGTTCGCAACAAGGTCCGATGCCCGGGCAAGCGCCTCAGATGCCGATGCCGGGGATGATGCCGAAACAAGGTGCTCCGACGCCCCCGGCGATGGTTGGCCCGCTGACGCAGATGCATTTGGATCAGTTGATGCAGTTGATGCTGAACCCGCGTCCTGAGGGTCCGCCGTTGTACGCAGTGATCTCTGCCATCACTGAGAAGCAGAAGCAGGCTCAAGCGCAGGCCAACATGCAACGCCAAATGGCTATGGCGCAAGGTCAGCAGGCAGCACAGCAGCCTCCTGTGGCGCAGCAAGTTATGCAAGCGGCAATGCAGCAAGCGCCGGTTGGAGCCGCACAGGGCGGCATCATGCAAGGCTACGCTGGTGGCGGTGCGGTGGCTTTCGCCCCAGGTGGGAGCACTTCTTTTGAACCGTTCCGTCAGAAAATTGCAGAGTACCAAGACGCCATTAAACAGCTTCGTGCAGCAACACAGTCTGGCGACTCCGCCTCTGCGGCGCGGTACGCGCAGGTAGTGCAAACCTTGCGTCAGCAGCTAGAGCCGAAGTTGATGGAAGTTGCTAGGTATAAAAGTTCGGAAGCTGAAGCCCCGGCCCAAGTCGCAAAGATTTTTGAGCAGGGCATCCCGACAGCAGCACGGGCGGTTGCGCCCACGCCTTCAACGCCGGATCTCATGGGAGAAAGTCTCGTTCCCGCACCTTCAACGCCGGATCTCATGGGAGAGAGTCTTGCTCCCGCAGCGCCCCCCGCTCAACCATCGCGTCCTCTAACACGCCCCAGTGCAGGCATAGCGCAACCGCGTCCGCAAGCAGCGCCGCCCTCTACGCTAGGTCTTGGCAGTTTCGTAGAACAGACGGGGACTCCTGCTCCTGATGCACTATCGGAGCTTGAATCTGAAAAACGCGCGCAGTCTGTGGGCTTACAGAAACTGTACGATGAACAATCCAAAGTCGATCCGCGCATCGTCGCCGCACGCCAAGCAGCCGCTGATCTTGCGCAAAGAAATCTTGCTGGACGTGAAAAACGCGCTGAAGAAGCATTGGCCGCTGCAAGTTCACCAATGTCTCAAGGACTCATCAACAACCAAGAAGCTTTGCTGCGTATCGCAGGGGCATTCGGTTCTGGAAAACGGTTTGCACAGAGTGCAGCCGCCGCAGCAAGGGAAGCTGGTGGCATCCGTGGGGAACAACGCAAGGCTTTTGAGGCTGCTCAGCGGGAAAACCGCATGGAGCAGAATGCTCTTGATCAGCTTCGGCAAGCCCAGGCTGATCTCAAATTGGCGCAGGAGACTGGCGACGTTCAAGCTGAACGTACCGCGAAACTCAAGATTGAGGAAATCAAGTCTAACTTTATTGATAAACGTTTTGAGTACTTGAAGGAGCGCAGTACGCAAGAAGATCGGGCCGAGCAGCGTAGGCTCACTGCCCGTGGTCAGGATCTTACGCAGCAGACTGCGCGGGAGCAGATGGCGAATCTCATGGCGCTCGAAAGGATGCGACAGAATGCGCCGAAGCCTGATCAGGACCAGATCAAGCGGGCTGAAGATCTGAAGCTGAACGAACTGACAGGCGGCAAGCCGGATACTGCAACTCCTGCCCAGAAGTTGGAGGCTTTGACGTTCGCGCTTAACACCGTGAAGGGTGCTCCGCGTGCTGATACTGTTGAAGCGCAAAACACCAATAGGGCAATGACGGCCCTGGAAAATTGGCGGAAGGGTGCGGGGAAAGACATACAGAGAATGAATATCAAGACCCCTGAGGTCTACGCCAACGCTGAGAAGCAGGAAATCGCGCGGATCAAGCAGGTGTACGGTGTAGACTTGTCGGTGCCCTCTGCGGGCGCTGCCACTACCACCAAGTCCGGTGCAACTGTGAGTAACTGGAACTGACAATGCCGCGCGACATCACGGTCACTTTCGATGACGGTTCTTCGCACATTTATCGTGGTGCGCCGGATGACATAACGCCCGATGCGGTGCAAGCCCGCGCTCAAAGAGAATTTAACAAGCGCGTGACTGGGCTTGATGGCGGGCGCGGCGCAGCGCCCATGCAGCCCCCTGCTCCAGAGGGCGGGTTTATCCCTGCCGTCAAGCGTGGGTTCTACCAGACCGGCATCTTGCTTGGGGATGTACTCCCAGCGATGGCGGCGCGGGCTATCGGGGCGGATGAATACGCTGAGCGGCAGTGGAAAGAAGCTGCTGAGACGCAGGCCAAGATCCAGAAGGAGATGCCCGCCGCAGTTCCTTCGTATAAGGACATCAACAGCTTTGGCGATGCGTGGATGTACGCAAAGGAAGCCGTTGGTGAAAGTATTGCCTCCATCCTGCCGTCCATCCTGACGGGTGGTATTGCTGGAATCGCTGGGCGCGGTGCAACCGTCGCCGCCAAGGAGGCGGCTGAGCGCGTTCTACTGGCCGAGGCCATGAAGGCTGGCCCGCCGACAAAGGCAGTGATTGATGCTGCAACGGCAGCGGGCGTGAAGGCGGCTCAAAGAGAGGCGCTCAAGTATCAAGCTGCAGGCGCACTCGCGGGATCTGCGTCACAGAACATTCCTGACGTCTACCAGAACATCAAGGAGGCTACGGGCCAAGAGAACCTTGGTGCGGCGCTGGCGTTCGGTGGATTCAACGCGGCGCTGGACGCAATAATGCCTGTCAGCTTGCTTGCGAAAGCGCGTAAGGCTGGTATTCCTGAACAGCAGATCATGGGCGCGTGGTATAAGCGCCTGGGCAAGGGCGCTGCCACAGGGTTTGCGATTGAAGGCGGCACTGAGGCTGCGCAGGAAGTCTCGTCCGCTGCAGCCGAGAAGTTCGTTGACCAGAACCAAGACTTCTTCAGCGAGAAGAACTTCAACCGCGTGGTTGATGCGTTCCTGAAGGGCGGCATTGGTGGCGGCGCTATCACTGGCGTTACAGATGTAATCACGGGAAGAAAAGAACCTCCGAAGCAGTTCCCTGGGGTGAATGTGCCCCCGGCTGAGGGACTTGCAGAAACTGAGGAAGAAGCCCCGCCACCTGCACCCACGCCTCCCGGAACGCCGCCCCCTGCTCCCGCTGAGCGTGAGATCTCGCCCGACATTGATGTAGCGGAACTGCTGAAGGCCGCTGGTCAACCTCCTACGGAGTCAAAAAATGTTGTCACAACTGAACCAGAAGCAGGTGGAGCAGGCGCTGCAGTGGCTGGCAAGCCCGGTGCAGGAGCCCCCACCGGAGAGTCTGCGGTCACTCCAGCAGGTGGAGTGGTTCCTACTAAGTCGGATGTTGGAGAACCTCCTACAGGAGAAGGAGCAAAGCCCCCTGCAATAGAAAACGCCATCACGGAAGACTTCCTCAACCAGCTTGGTCTGCCGTCTACCTCTGCGCTGCGCAAGAAGGTAGGTCAGATTGCGCTCGGTTCGCCCGAGTTGCAGAAGAGCCTGCGTGGCTTGCTTGTCAACAAGTACATTTCTGATGATGTCAAGACGAATGTCAGAGGCTACCTTGAGTCTCTGAAGCAGCCTGCTGCGCCCGCTGAAACTCCTTCTGCACCGTCTGCTCCGCCCCCATCGAGCCCTACCGTAACGGAAGGGGCACCGCCTCCGGTGGCGGGCGGAGCACCCGCACCTACACCCGCCGCCCCCAATCTAAAGACTCAGATCAACAACTTTGATGCTGCGTTTGGTGAGGACGAAGATTTCTTTACCCGTGGTACTGCAGAACTTACTCCGGCTCAAAAAGAGCGTGAGCGGCAGCTTGAGGCTGAAGGTCAGCGGCTTGGCGTTGTAAGAAAAGACGGTGAGAGCGCTCGTCAATACTGGGCGCGGGTCAAGCCAGCGATGACGTTGGAGTCTGAGATTGCAGCGCCTGAAGTTGGTGGCCTTGCAACGCGGGCAGCGGATGTAGCTCCCTCTCTGATTGCCGCGCAAGAGATCAAGGGTGAGCGCCAAGTTGTCATCCCTCCTGAACAGAAACGAATGTACGAGGAGACTCGGCTTGCTTTCAACGAGACTACCGAATCGGATCAGGAGAACTTGCCTGAGTTCGACAAGTTGCGTCCTGAAGAAAAGCGCATCTACTTCACGGAGCATATAAGTTCGCCCCCTGTGGAGCCGACTTCAGCGGCTACAGAATACAACTCGCAAGCGCAGCACGACAGGGCGGCTCGGGCGTTGTCCGACTACCTGATGTCTAAGAATGTTCAGGCTGAAGCTGAAGGACGTCAGGCAGTACGGCAAGTTACTGCTGGGATGACGCCTGAAGAAAAGCAGGCTGAGGAGACGAAGGCGCAAGCTGAAGAGGCGCGGAAGCAGGCACGGGCTAGGGCTAAAGAAGAAGTCTCTGCTAGATATCGGTACGAGCAACAGCGCCCTGTCATGGGGCAGAAGACCGGGCTTTCGTATTCCTTTCCGGCCTGGGGTTCTCTGTCTGAAGCGTCAAAGAACCTCTTCAACACCATCAACAAGACAGACTCTGCAAACGAGCAGGATCTAGCGTTCCGCGCTATCCGCAAGCAAATTCAGACGGAGAAGGCTGAACAACAACGCCGTGAATCCCTGCAAGCTGCGGAGTCTCAGGCCAAGAACGAGATCGTCCGTGCGGCTGAACGCGCTAGGAAAGCTCAGCCTTCTGGTAAAGGGGCGATCCTTCCTGATTCAGTTCTTTCTAAGTTGTTGGCAGGGGATGTCAAAGGTGTACTGAACTACCTCGCTGGAACCCCTGGCAGTGTGCCGAAGGGTGAGCCGTTCGGTAAGTACACCCCGGTCAAAAGAGAAGGTGGCGCGAAAGGTATCCTTTCCCGTACCAAAGAGGCTAATTGGTTCTCCCGCCAAATCTATGAAGCGCTTGCCGGTGCGCTCAGCCGTATCGAGAACTTCAATGTCAATATCGTGTTCGATGAGAACATGGTGTTCGACGAGATTGGCAAGTACGATGCTTCCACCAACACGATCTACCTAGGGCCGAACGGTCTCGATGAAGCCACACTGCTTCACGAGTTGACCCACGCCGCCACAGTCAAGATCATCAACCAGTATTTCACTGACAAGACAAAGCTCGATGCTCGGTCGGCAAAAGCTGTAGAGCACCTGATTGAGATTGCAGGTGCTGCAAAGAACAAGATCGGCAGCAAGTACCCTAACGCTTTCGAGAACCTGTATGAGTTCATTGCGTATGCAATGACGGATGGTCCGTTTCAGCAAGAACTTGCCAGGATAAGTATCCCGCGCTTGGCGAAGGCTACGGCCAAAACAGAAGCTGCCGCGCCTGACCTGCAGACGGCACGGGAAGTCGGGGACTTATACGACTTTATGTTCGACACCCTGTGGGATTACTTCACGGGCACGTTGGCATATCTGTATCGGCTGTTCACGCCCTCTGCCAAGTCGGAAAGAGTCTTGCTCCCTACAGAGCGGTCTGGCGTTACCACAAAGACCGCAAAACGTGGACGCGAAGAAGAACTAAAAGAGAAGCTGGCGGTACAGAAGAAGCGAGACCTGACCGTCGCAGAGCAGCGGCTGGCTGAAATCGAACTGGAAGAAAGCGCTCTCACGCCAAAGGAGCGTGAAGAGTCGCGCCGGTTGAGCGCTGCCGATGTAGAGGCATTGCAGCCAGAAAAGTTGTTTGCTCAAGAAGGTCAGGGCATCAGTCCAGAGGAAGCCGCTGAGGCAGTCATCCCGCCTGTAAAGGGTGAGTTGGTCACTCAGCTTGGCATCACTAACCTGCGCCGCAGCATCCTGATCGAGCCAGGATACAAGGGTAATCTCCTGCTGGAAGCTTCAGCCGCTTTCCAAGACATTCTTGCTGCGCCTGAAGGCGGCATTGAGCGGATCGCTGGCAAGGGGAGCCTCGGCACTGAACTCTTTGTCAAAGGTCAGAAGACCCAGAAGGCCCCCAAGATCAACCGCACGCCGCAGGAGATCCAGAGCCAATTCCCGATTGCTGGTAAGGTTGAGCGCAAGTCGGTGGTCGATGCGCTCAAGAGCGAAGGTTTCTGGAATACGGTTGTACGGAGGTTCCAGAACGCTCAGGAGCCGTTGAAACGCACCCAGGAACAGTACGATGCTTTCAACAAGATCGTCTACATGGGTGACAAGATCAACAACGTCTGGTCACAAGCCACGTTGGCTACTGGGCGCGGCTGGTGGAATTACGTAAACCGCCTTGCCGCTAAGGTTGACGAAGTCCATAGGGCAATCGAAAACTTAGCCCAGATTCAAAAACTCACAGTTCACGAGACGTTGCAGGCGCTTCAAGGCTACGGCGTTGTGATGCATGAAGGAGAGCGGCGAAGAACCAAGTACGTTAAGTCTGTCCCGTTGGAGCCTGCAGCGGAAGCAGCGCGGCAAAAGATTTTTAAGAGTCTTTTCCATCCGACTACTACAGAAGCTGATGCGGTGAAGTACGCCAAGCTGCTGGACAAGATCGTTGACGATCCGAACAACCACGCCAAGTTCGTAGGTTCTGCCGGGAAGATGGTGCCTGTCACTCCAGAAATGGCAGCGAAGCTCTTTGACGAGAAGTCCGAGAAGTACAACGTGGCGGGTAATTACACCGCCAAAGAACTTGCGGACATGAAAGAGTTCTACACGGGTAAGTCATCGCAGTTCAATCAGGCGATGATGAAGGACGTGTATGCCAAGCTCAAGGAAGTTCAGGACGAGACGGTCAAACTGAACAAGGAAGCAAACTTCTGGTCACAGGGTGTTTCGAACATTGTGGCTTTCAACGGATGGAAGAACTACATCCCGTTCAAGGGCCGTGGTGTACCAGAATCTGACGAAGAACTGGACCCCTTTGAGTCACGCAAGATAGGCGGGGATTTGCAAGATAAAGAATATGCGATGGGTGGACGGCAGTCTGCCTCTGACAACCCTGTCTTGCAAGCACTGGCTGACGGAGCCCGCGCTGCTTTGCGCTTGGGCCGCAGTGACCTGACCTTGTCCATCAAGAATGCAGTGAACGACGGGATTCTCAAGGGTGACGCCAACACCGTCATCAAGTTTGAAGACCGCGCCAACAACCCTGATGCACTGAAAGAAACGCAGGGCGAGAAGATCGTCCTGCACTATGAGCCCAACGGTGATATCCGGGTCATCAAGCTGCAAAGCAAGTTGGAAGCAGAGGCTATCCGCCGTACATGGCGAGAAGCCAACCCCCTGCTGGAGAAAGCTAACGCCATTACCAGCGGTATCGGGCAAATGCACACCCGCTACAGCCTGCCGTTCGCCCCCATGAACTTCGTGCGCGACTTGCTCACGAATGCCTACACGCTGGGCGCAGAGCTTGGTCCCAAGGCTTCGTTCCAGTTGATCGGTGAGATCTCAAGGCAGGTCGCTCTGAACGGTGGGCTGTTCAAGTCCGCAAAGGTCGCGTACCTCATGGCGAACAACCGCACTGGGGAAGCCAAGGCTATGGCAGCGAGAGATCCGTTCGTTGCTGACATGCTGGAGTATCTGGAGAAGGGCGGGCGGGTTTCTTACATCCAAGGTATCGCTGCCAAGGGGCAGATGCAGGAACTCCTCAAAGACGTTGGGCGCAACAAGGTACTCAAGACGAAGGACCAGATCGAAAAGGTATTCGACTACTGGACCGATATGTTTGAGTTGGCAAGCCGCACTGCCTCGTATCGCGTCTTGAAGAAGAACATGATGCAAGAGGGGGCGAAGAAGAACCTCTCCGCAGCAAAGCTGGATGAGTACGCCAGCAACCGCGCCGCTGAATACACCAAGAACCTCGCCAACTTTGAGCAAGTCGGTGAGTGGGGTAAAGCGATGGGTGCGGCATTCATGTTCTTCCGCCCTGCCGCTACGGGCGCTGTTCGTGCGCTGGATGCAGTTGTGCCTGCATTCAAGAACCTCACCGCAGCGCAGAAGAAGGCTACTGAGACTACCCTGAAGCTTCGCGGCGCAGCCATGAAGGCTACTCCCGCAGAGATCAACAAGGCGATTGACGAGGCTTACAAGAAGAGTGCGGATGCTCGTGCGATGTCTGCTGGCCTGCTCGGTATGGGCATGGCGGTGTACGCGATGGCACTGCTTCTGTCGGACGACGATGATCAGGAACGTAACAAGGTTGCTACCGACGACCCCGTGCGTTGGACGCGCTACGCTAGGTTCTTTGTCTTCGGCATGGATAACGCCATCCAGATCCCTTGGGGTTTCGGCCTTGGCGCTTTTGCTGCCGCTGGGGCACAACTCGCCTCCACCATCGGCGGGCACACCACGCCTAAGGAAGCGCTGTCCAACGTGCTGGCTATCGGCCTGGACTCTTTCTTGCCGCTGCCATTCTCACGCATCAGCCCGCTGGATGATCCTGCTGCGTTCTTGATGGACAGTGCCACACCGTCTGCGTTCCGTCCATTCCTTGAGTTCGTGATGAATAAGGATGGCCTGGGCCGGGAGATCTACAACAACCGGCAGTCTCGTGGAGGCGATGCGTACACGGGGGGCGACAACATCCCAGAAATGTACAAAGCTGCTGCGCGGTTCTTGTTTGATGCCACGACGGGCGGCATTGACTGGACACCAAATACGTTGTACTTCTTCGCCAACAACTATGCTGACGGTATCATGCGGGGGCTCTCAGGTCTCACCGGCCTGACAATGTCGGTGACTGGGTACAAGGAGTTCAACCCGAAGACGGACTCCATCGCGTTTGAGAGTTTCTTTGGATCGCCGTCTAACTTCGATGCCCGTCAGTTCTCCAATGTCGAGAACCAGATCAAGGATATTGAGCGTAGGCTGAAGACTCTGAAGGAGACCAACCCGGAAGGTTACGCACGTTATGTGCGGGACAACCCTAGCTATCAGGACCTTGTGGACTACTACAACTCTGAGGTGAATCGGGATCTTCGGGATATCCGTAAAGACATGAACGACATTCGGATCAACCCGAGTCTGACGCCGAAGGAACGCAGTGAGTTGCTTGACAACTACAAGCCCGTGCAGAACTTGATAAAGCGCAACCTTCTCACTGCGTTTGAACAGATCAGCGATCTGAAGCCCTAAGCGATCCGCCAAGCCCGGACGCCAAGCACTCCGTCCTTCGTCGTGGTGTAGACCTTGACTTTGGTCGAAGCTCGCTTGGCTCCGTTTTCTATTGCGTAAGTCATGTAGGCAGGCTTCATTGTGGGGATGAAGAAACTGTCCCCCACCTCCATGACTTCAAACGGAAAGATCCACAACGGCTCGTCAAGCGGCGATGGCGGCGGAGGCGGCTTCGACATTTAGTTCCTCTGGCGTTGCAAACTCAGCCGTGGGCATCTTGAAGTGGTAGGCATACAGGTTCACAGGACCCAGCCCTGCCCACCCTGCACCAAGCCGCTTCTTGATCTTGCCCTTCAACGGGCCGAGCATCTTCAACTCCCGCTCAAACATCGCCACTGACAACTGCCGCTCCACGAGGTAGGTCTTGAGTGCGGTGGCAGAGATGAACACATCGCAGTCCTTCTCGTTCTTGGTGATCTCGATGCGCGTAGTGAGTGCTCCGCGTGGGGTGACCGTGCCGATATTCCCGTTCGTGACAAGCAGGATGTTTTGCGCGGAGTTCGCAAGGAAGTCTCCGAGGACCAGCGAGTTGTCCAACTGAGATTCAGTGGTGTCTCTCAGGGTCCGGTTCAGTTCTCCGAAGACAACCGCACCGATACGGTCCATGTCGAACGTAGGCATGCCGATCTCCCTGCCGATGCGCTCCGCTGCGAACACAACTCCAGCAAGGCCGATCAGGAAACGGTACTCACTCTTGCCAGTGAATCGCTCAGTGACTTTGGTAGTCTCCTCATCCACGATCTGACTCAGCCTTGTCGCTCCGAGTTCCACCAGCTTCGTTGCGTACAGGGGGCCCGCATGTCCGTAGTTCCGCTTCAAAGCATCAAACATCAGCCGACCACGCATCTCCGTCAGGGTCTTCGGGCGAGACAGGTTTATCTCAAACAGCCGCATCTCTTCTGCTGAAGCATCAGCCTTGAACTGCCCGACCTTGTCTTTCAGGGACTGGTTGACCGTGGCGATACAGATCAGTTTTGTCAGGTAGTCCTGCGGGCGCTCTGCGTTGTTGGAGGCTTGCATCCGCAGCTTCGACCGGCCTGCTGACACTTTGTAGATCAGATCAGAGGTGTCCTTGGGGGACAAGTTGGACTGCTCGTCCAGCACGAATGGCAGGTTCTTCATATTGACCATGCGCTGGATGAGACCGTTCGCAGTGCCGTCGTTGACCGCTAAGGCATCGGGCCTGCCCCACACGCTCATGGCGGCGTACATCGCGCCTGTCTTGCCGCTGCCTGACTCGCCCATAGCAGAGACAGTCACTCCGTTGACCGTGCTGAACTCCATCAATGGCGAGGCAAGCCCACACAGGAAGATGAAAGCATGCAGTTCATAGCCGGGTTCATTCAGCATATGGATGCTTCGCTTCCAAGCGTCAAAGTCTCCTGCGGTGACAAGGTACTTGGAGATGTTTCGGGACCAGATCGAGGGAGGTGATGGGCGTGTACCTCGCGCTTCGTATTCCGTTGCGCCCAGTACGAATGACCGGCACTGATCAGTCCATCCTTGTTGCATATACATAATGTCCGCCTTTCCTGAACTTATGAGAAATGACCCCCATTTCATGAGGTAGGTGGCGATCTGTGCCACCCTCTGCGGTTCAAACACCACGCCTTGTGAAGCCAAGGCAGCTTTGAGCTTTTCTTGTGCTGCTACTTCCTTCAAAGGAAGCACAAACTCACGTAGTCCGTCCTTCGGAAGCTGAAGGTGCATCACTAGGCACTCACCATCCAGTGGGCTGTAAAGTCTCTTGACCGCGTAGAGATCGTGGGCTAGCAGCAGATGTGGGTCATCTTGTATGACCCTGCCGTCTTTCAAGTGCTTGGGCGGAGGCATGTAATAGATGCCCCCATTCATCCCGCGCACAAAGGGCTTCAGAAAGTCTGGGAAGAACGGAGCATGGGGACTCGCTTCTTGCCGAATTGACTCCGCTTCATCGGTCTCTTGCTCGACTTCAGGTGTAAATTCAGGTCCAGATTCAGGTGTGGATTCGGGTTCAGATGGTGCGATTCGCAGACTTTTTCCGAGGGCAATAGGCCCCATCTTCCCGAGCTTTCCTCGGAAAGGACATCCCTTACACCCCTCGGCGTTGATTGCTTCAAATGCTTCACAGCTATGTGCTCCCGTAGCGTTGTCTAATGACTGTTGCGCCTTGCGCTCAGTCTCTTCTTTTGAATAGCCTGGGTAGTCCTCTGACAGGTTATGGACCGCCTCCATGCCTTCAGTGCAGCGCACCGCTACGGATACTGCGGCATACCACTGAGGCTCGGCTAGGGTCTTCGCGTTGAGAATTGCTTCCCTGATCTGATTACATCCGTCGCCGTTCAGACTCTGCAATGCAATCTTGTTGAAGCTGAACTCAAAGTTCTTCCGATACTCCTCCCAGATACGCCGGGTCTCTTCATCAAGACCTTTCTCGGCGGAAGCAAGTACGTCAGCAACGTCGTTGATGACCGGGGGTGCTAACTCGGGCAACGCCTGCAGCAACTGCTCGATGGGGTACGTGAAGACTTCTGTCAGCAGAGTTGCGGGCTCTGGCGGGTCATATCTGTAGTTCAGAGTCCCTGGCACTCGCATCAGTCGCGCAGCGTCTGCGGGCACAGCTTGGTCAATGACCATGCCTTTGTCGATACACAACTGCTTGAACTGCTCGGCGTAGTCTTTCCACTCGTCGCCGGGGATATCTTCATCGAAGATCCAGTAAGCGTGTATCCCGCCACCGGAGTCCACCAACACTGGCGGAGGCCAACCAATCTCTTCGCAGAACCTATGGGTGTCTGCAATCGCCGCCTCCTTGCTGACGTACACGAACTTGCCGTGCATGTAGTCCAGATCAAGGAAGAACGACTTCATGGCAACGCACTCATCTGCGCTACGACGGAACCCCTGGTATGTGCCGGGAGTGAAGTACAAATTGGCACCGGGACCCGAGAGTGCCTGCAATGTGCTGATGACCTTACTCGCGTCCTCCGTGAAGCGCGGAATGATGGTCTTGTCTTTCCCTGTTCCCTTTATGGAAGCCACACAGTATGTGCCCTGCGTAGGCAAAATCTTCTCAAAGAATTGTTGGTTCATGTTCGCAGAGACAAGAAAGGCGGGGAGTCCCCGCCTTCATGGGCCAAGTAAAACTTACTTGGAGCAGTAGACGCCGATACCTCTCAGACTTTCAAGGTATTCACGGGCGGCTTTGAGGTTTCTGGCTGGCAGGTCGCTACCAGCGCGGAGTTCTCCTTCGATGACTTGAATGAGTGTCTCTGCCAGTGCGCGGTGTTTGGTAGCGACATTGCCTCCCGTGTACCACCTACCGACAGAGTTCCGAGTTAGGCCAAACATCGCCGCCACATATGTGAGCGGGAGGTTGGCGCGTAGCGCCACCGACCCCAGGCGTTGACCGAGATCATCTCCGTCATACGCCATCAGGGTTGCGGCGCGGTCCTTGTCGTAGCGCCTTGCCATTACTTCTTCGTCCAGCGCTTGATAACCTCAGTAGCATCTGCCACCGGCTGGGCCTCTTCGCGCCTTGCCTCGCGCTTCACAGGTTCGTTGGCAGGGGCATCGCCCTCGTCACCGCCATCCGTCTTGTAAACGGTTAGCTTGACTGCGTTTTCAGCAGCGGGGGTCTTGCCCTGCCGCTTGACGCCGTCGCGGAACTGCGGAGCAACTGCCTCAACAGGAGAGAAAAGCAGGCGGGGAACAGGCGCGTTGATGTCAAACTGCATCTTGGTCACGACACTGCCAGCGCTGACGTTGTTGTTCGCCAGCATCTGGATGTACGGACGGAACGGCCAGCGTCCGTTTTCTTCTTTGCCGAAGGCAGAGGTAGCAGGCAGCACAAGCTGATAGACGTCCCCTTCAGGGTCGTTCGCCAGGACAACCGCCGTGCGCCAGGACAGCTTGCAGGCTGTACCCTGACCGCCTTGACCCGAGCCCTTGACGGAGTTGGGGCACTCCGAGCAGCTAGGAGCGCAGGGGGACGGCACATCAGGGCTTGGCACCTTGGAGTCCGCTGACCAGCAAACGGGGGCGGCTTTTGACCCCTCCTTGTAGCCGGAGGCGTAGAACGTGCGCGAAGCATCGTGTGCCAGCTTCACGAAGATCACGTTCATGTAGTTGTCGGTGTTGACCGACTGTTCTTTGCCAGCGACGATCTTGCGGAACACGCGCCCCTTGATGCTGATGCGCTTGTTACCTTGAATCGCACCGCCAGCGACTGCGAGGGTGTCTGCGTCGAGCCCGGTTTCGACGATGGAAGGCAGGCTCTGGATGATGTTTGCGAGGTCGTTAGACATGATGATGGCTCACTGAAGTTACTGACTGACGGTGTTGGAGGCTTTGCGTACTACGATGTCGTACTCCCGCAGTACATTCACGCCGGGTGGCAGACCGTCTCCCTGCCGCTCAGACATGAAATCCTTGAAATTGCGTTGGTGAATCCGCCGCTCCAAGAGGTCAATGCTGCCCTCTTGCTCGATGAACTTCTTGAGTTGCTCCCAATCGGTACAGAAGAACCGATCCTTGATGGTCCGGGTCACAGTACCGAAAGTGGTACGCAGCCCGTTGGTGTTGACTTCTCCACACAGGGCGAGGAGTGCAGCCTCGATGGCGCTCATATCGCCCTTCAGCTTGCTGTCCTCGGCATCAAACTTGGCCTTGAGGTTTTCACGTTCGGCCCGAATCGTCAAATAGGTTTTGACTAACTGTTCTGCGTCACTCATTGGTAATTCCCATTTCTTCACGGTACAGGTCTACTAGTCGTTCGTGCATGTCAACCTTGCTTTGCAGCATGGTGTACATGCGCCGTTCCACCTCGGACCCTTCAAGGTGGATGACTGTCATCTTGTTCTTCTGCCCGACACGGTCGATGCGGGCGATACACTGAAGGTATGTCTCTACAGAAGTCACCGGAGACCAGAACACCACGGTGTCAGCAGCGGTCAGTGTCACCCCGTGCGAAGCAGCTTGCGGCTGGATCACCAGCACTCGGGGGTCTGTGGCGGTCTGGAAACTGTTGAAAATGGCGGAGCGTTGCCTTGCGGTTACGTCTCCCTGAATGGCTTCATTGCTGATACCTGACTTGGTGAGGAACTCACAAACCAGCCTGATCGTGTGACTGAATGGCACAAACACAATCAGCTTGTGGCTTGACTCCTCGATGACTTCCTTCAGTACATTCAAACGCGGAGAGACGTCGAACTCGACGACATTCTTCTCGTCGGTGTACACCGCGCCGCCTGAAAGCTGTAGAAGTTTTGTCAGAGCCGCCGCCGCGTTGACGGTGGTGATCTGCTCACCGACCGCCTGAATGAGCATCTGCTCCTTGAGTTCTTTGTAGTACTTCTGGACTTGCTGTGTCAGAGGGACTTCCCTAGTCTGGTACATAACTTCAGGCAGGTCCAAGCAGTCAGCCTTCTCGTAGCGTATCGCTGGCTGAAGTGCATCAAAGACGGTCTGTCTTGAATTCGGTTTCGGCTTCCATACGAAGCGTGAGTACTGCTGCATGACTTTCTCTTGCCACCCAGTCATTGTCTTGGGGATGCCCGTAGGGTTGACCATCTTCGCCAACCCGTAGGCGTCCATAGGAGACTGAGCCGCAGGGGTCCCGGTCATCATCCACAGGTAGGAGTCGGAGCGCAGCAACTTGGACAAGATCTTCCAGCGTTTGGTCGTGGGGTTCTTGTAGGCGTTGCAGTTGTGTACTATCCAGTGATCTCCAATAAGGTAGTTAGGTGTTCCTTCAATTTCGAGGTTGAAGACATCGACGCCGCCTGGGCATTCGATATACGAAACACTTTCCACCCAAGCGTCGCCAGTTTTGCTTCCTTCTTGCGATCCTGCGCTTGTCGTGACCGTGCTGTGTGGCTGCTGCCATCCACTTCCAATCCCACCATCTGGTCGGGCCACGCGAAGTCGATCTTGTAGTTCGTAGGAAAGCCGGGTTGCCTCCCGCCCAACACTACTGGGTAGTTCCATACCCACCCCGCAGGCAAGACCTCGGAAATCAACTGCTCGGCTAGCGTCATACCGTTGCCATTCCCGCCCCGTACTTTCGGCTTGTGACCGATAGCTTTCAGCGTTGCGGACAGCTTCGCTCGATGCTCCGCTGTTTTCGGGCCCGTAGGCCTGCCGCGTTGCTCGGGCAACATTCTGTTGAAGTAGCTGGCTCCGGGATTCTGAGAGTGGTATCTCTTCCGTGCGCAGGATTTCGAGCAAGTCAACCCAATCAGATGGTTGTTTGCCATACCCCACAACACCCGGTGCCGCAGATGGCGAAATTCCTGCCCGCAGGCAAGACAGCTCAACACCAGACACGAGCCTTCTTCCCGCAAGATTTTTGGCGCAGACCCACCCCGCGTCGGTGAAGAAGGGGTGCTCGGGGGTGGATTGGATGACTTTTCCGTTTCCAAGTTTGACCTCAACCAATCGCGTAGCAGTATTGCGTACAAGACAGCTTATAGGCGCTACTCCGTCAGAAGTCAACACCTTATCCCCGGACTGAAGTTGCTCAATCGGGCGGCGTCCCGAAGGCGTAGCCACAAGTGTTCCTGAGACAAAGCACTCGTCAACAACAACCAGATCAAACCCGGATTCAGCTATGGCTTTATCTACAGTTCCGACACCGTCAAAGTTGATGATCACGAAGTCGTAAGCACCCCTGATAATCTTTTCCCGCCTGGATGTTGATCCATGCGCGATTGCGCTCGTTCGGTGCATCGCTGTTTTGAACAGGTCAGACTGCCAAGCCGCTTGCATGATGGACAGGGGGCAGATTACTAAACAGCGCCTCACCAGACCCTGACTCATTAAATAGTCAGCCGCCCAGATGGCAGCGGAAGTCTTACCCGTGCCTGCCTCGTTGAAGCAGAAGGCCCGCTTATGTAACGTGAGGAACCGCGCCGTATCGCGCTGATGTTCGAACGGAGTGAACATCCCAGGCCACGCATAGTCTCGCTCGATGGGGGACGGCAGCTTGTAGTGCAGGGGGGCGATTCGCGCAAGGCTCTGCATCTCGTCCAGGCCCCAGTAGACCAGCAGTTCGGAATCGCTGCCGCGTGTTCCTACGATCTCGCTGCGGGAGATGTACTGGGTGACTGCTTGCGCGAAGTCGTGCGGACAGAGAAGTTTGACCGCCTGATCTTGAACTATTTCAACTGACATTGACACTGAACCTACTAGGGCAAAACGCCCGACTTGACGAATAATAAGGGCACCGCGCCCTTTCGTCAAGTCATTTCATCGAGCCGTCAGAATTTCTTTTGAAGGATCGGTTCTTGCTTGGTGCTTGCAGCTTGTAGCCGTCGCTGTTGGAGCCGCCCTTGGACAGCGCCTTGGTGTGCGCTACGTCCTTGCCGTTGCGGTTGACGCCCTTCTTGTCCAGGGCTCTGCGGGCACGTTGACGCTCCATACGATCCTCGTGCTCTCCGCGCTTCTTTTGCATCTCGTACTCATGCTTGTACGGTCTAGGCGACTTCGTGTAAGGCATCTCTTTTCTCCTTCATCAGGACGATGGAGTTGTAGGTCATCCGGGCTTCCGCCATCGCGGCTAGCGCGTGTTCCATCGCTTCCTCGTGGTCGTTACGCAACATAGCTGCATGCAAGTCCCTAAGTGCCCGCTCTGCCATCATGCAGGGATAGGCGTAGTCAATGACTTGTTCTACATTCATAGTTTATTTCTCTCGGTGAAACGTGCAAGTAGTGACGGGGCACCAGCCGCACAGAGGCGTGGGGTTCTCTTGCCACACACCGTTCTTGTGGGAAAGACTCAGTCGTTCCAGTGTCGGCATGAAGTCTGCCCAGAGACGGTCCTTGTCCTTGCGGGCGTACTCGGAAGTGACAAAGTGGTTGTGCATGACGAAGAGCAAGCCCGCCCGAATGTCATCGACTTCCGGGAAGTGTTCAAACGTCATTAGCGCCATCAACTGCAGCTGCTTTGGGTCCGGGAAGCGGTTGCTCCCCGTCTTGTAGTCAACGATGAAGGCAGTGTTGCCGTCAACCACAAGCAAGTCAGCGATGCCCCGCACCCAGTAATCTTCTGCTCCGAAGGTGCAAGGCTGACGGTCGTACGTGAGCGCCATCCTGTGTTCGGGGTACTTTGTCCCTGCCATCTCAGCTAGGGGGTCAAGCATGTCGCGGAACCGCTCGTAGTTTTTGGCTAGAGGTTTGCCGTCTTTGACGTAATCCTCCAGCGCTGAGTGGACTTGCGTCCCGTAGAGCATCTGCTGCGTCGGGCGCTTCTCGTATCGCTTGAGCACCTTGACCTCGTGGTACTGACGCGGGCAGTTCTGGTAGTCCTTAAGGCCGGAGTATGACCACTTGAGTTCGTTGACTAGCATGGCACTGTTCGATGAGTTGGGACCGTGATCGTATCAGCACTCCCCGTAGTTAGGGCCAAAAGACGCTGAACACGCGACAGGTAATCCCCCCGCCCAAACCGGCGCTGTAGACATGATGCCAGTGACTACCTTGAGCGCTTGCTCTACTTCGTCGGCGGGAGCGATGCAGACCACAGAGTCGTGGACCGTTAACGCGACACTGTAGTGCTCCGCTATCTTTGTGAGTTGCTCACCCACAATGCAACGAGCCAGAGCTTGAACCACGTTCTCGACGATGGTGCCGCCCCACAAAGACACTGGACCCTTGCGAGACTTGTAGACGAACTTGGTCTTGTTGTCCTCGATCTCTGTCTTGAGTTCGGGGTAGCGGATACGGAACCCGTTCGGCAGGATGAACCCCTCTGAGTCGTAGGCGAGGCACTCCTGTTTCCCAAACCAAATTCTCTTGTCGCCATCTTGCCAGTCAACGAGAGAACGGAGGACGCGATCCCCCTCCCCCCACAACTCTTTTATGTGGTGATTTGCTTCACGGTAAACGTCAATGATCTTGCGTGCCTGCTCCTCGTCCACAACCTGCGGCGGGTTTGCAGTGGCAAGTGTGGACTGAAGTTTTGCCCAGCCGGTGCCGTAGCCGCAGCCCAGCACCACCGTCTTGCCGATGAACCGCTGTTCCCCGGTGACCGCTTCCGGGGTACACCCGTAGATCTTTGACGCCATGTCGCGGTAGACGTCCTTTTTCTGCGCGAATAGCTGTACAACGTCATCCTGTCCTGCAAGCCAAGCCAGCACGCGAGCCTCGATCTGTGACGAGTCACTGTTAATCACCACATACCCTTCAGGCGGCACGATGGCGTTCTTCAGCGCTTTCTTCTTCTCGTCGCGGCTCGGCAGGTTCTGGAAGTTCACCTTGTCGTACCCCGCCCAGCGCCCAGTGTGTGCGCCGTAATACTTTAGCGGGATGGGAATGCGCCCAGCGTTGCGCCTACCAATGTCAATGAACCGTTGAATCCGCTTCTCTTCCAGCGTTGACTTCACACCCAGACGCGCAGCGCACAGGTTCTGGATGAATGTGTCCTCGTGCTCACACAGCGCCAAGAACCCTTCGTCCTTCTTCGCCAGGGCAGGGGCCTCCTTGCCTGTCACTGGGCTTGTCTTCATCGGCACAGTGATACCGAAAGACTTGAGCACTGCGGCGAACTGCTTGTTGCTAGACAACTTGTCAGCGACTTCTCCCTCTGTGGAGCACTCCAGGCGTTCCTTGAGCTTACCGAGTAGTTCACTGCGCTCCTCGTGCAGGGAAGCAAGTCTTTCGTGTAGCACAGGCTCATCAATGTATAACTTTGGTTGTAGGAACATCTTCAGAGTGAGATTTATGAGGTCCATCTCTGACTGCGGAAACTGCTTGGCGAATATGTTGTATAGCGTATAGGTCAACTCGACGTCATTGCAGCAGTACCGTCCGTACTGCGCCAACTCTTCTGGCGTGAACGCCTCCCGGCGCTTGCCTTCTGCGGCAATGACCTCGTTGCCCTTGGCTCCGATCTGGTACATCTGCGCCAAGTGAGCCAGAGACCCGCCCACATCCACACCGTGAAGCGCCCGAGCCATGCACAGGGTGTCGCATAGATAGGCGGGAGTGATGCCGAAGTACCAAGCCAGGATAGCCCCGTCGAACAGTGTGTTGTGCGCGAGGACGGCGCTGTTTTTCCAATCAAACTCGCGGCGTAGGAACTTGGTTAGGACCCCACGGTCCCCTGAAGTCCAAACTGCGGGTGCATCGTCAACCTTGATGCCTACGCCAATAACTTCAAACTGCTTTCCTCGGACGTACTCCTCCGTAGTCAGTCGCTTCAAAGAGAAGGACTTGTCATAGAAGGTTTCCATGTCTATCGTGATGAAACTCATTTAGTACTCGCTAAATAACGTGGCCAAAAGTGAAAAATAAACCGAGCCGAAGCTCGGTCTACCTGCGGGCGTGTCAGCCCTTGTCGATCTCTCGCTGCAAGTACCACAGCGCCTTCTTGAGATCCTCCATCCTGTTTCCCTTGTGATCTGCACGGGTGATGTACTTGATCACGTTGCCCAGGCGGTAGTTCAGACTCTTGGACTCGATGAAGTCGATGGTCTCGATGCCACCAGACTTGTAGTGCGGCGGGTGGTTGACCATGTCTTCCTTGGAGGTAATCGGTTGAGAAGAGGTAGACACCGTGAGGGTCTCCCATTGTTTTGGTTTCTTCATCTTCTGCCGCACCATGTACACACTGGCGGGTGTCACACCCAACGCTTTGACCGCTTCTGCGGGTTTAGCATCGGGATGCTTGACGAAATACTCACGGATTCTCTGCGAGGCAGACTTCGTTTTCATTGATTTTTCCAATCGTTTTGACTAAGTTGATGAACAGTGTTGAGGGGGAGACACAGATTCCCAGCCCCCTCGGTTCTGGGTTTCGGAGGGGCAGTACACGCATCAAAGAACCAGCGGGCAACGTGTACCGCGCAAGAAGTGGCTTCACATCTGTGAGGCTAGAACCACGCTTGCAGTTATGCAACGCCCGCTTAGAACTCTGCGAAGCCTACGGCTGAGGCTTCTTGGTATTTGGATTTGTGTGGGGCACGGTTGAGGTACGTCTTGACTTTGCCCTCTGAGCGTTCCTGATAGTATAGAAAGGGCCAGTCTGGTCGGTAACGCACTCCATCGTGTGGAAGATGTGCAGGTTCGCACACTCCCTGCGGCGGTGCTCCCCCCTCGTTTCCAGCACTTTCGTCCATGTGCCGCACTGTGGACATTTCATTCCTCCCCCTTCAGTCCACGCCACTGCCTGAACTTCTGCCCGTTCTTTTTGGGGCCGTAAGACCTTGTGTACATCGCATCCTTTGGCGATGACCCTTGTGGATACCAATCAATGCCGTCCCAATAGGCGTAGACAGACTCAATCTCCTGACCGGGTCGCCAACTTTGGTCAACCATGTAAACGCCGGGACGGACGGGGGCAACGTCTGACGGGAACCAGGGCGTGAGAAATGGGTCTTCCAGGCGTTTGTACTCCATGCCAAATAAGGCATTTATCCCTGGCAACAATTCCTGAAGTAACGCTTTCCTGTCAACATGGCTGAAGTCTGCTAATGGTTGTTCTCTGATGAAATCGTGTAGCTCCAAGATCACACCAATGGCAATCTTCACGCTGGCACCCTCGCCATCAGTGAACTTGACCCAGTCGCCGTAGAGTTCTACGTTCTCTGCGCGGTCGATCTCCGCGCCGTCGTCGTTGATGTTCATTTCATTCTCCGTACATCTCGTTAATTTTGTTGATCACAAGTTGCTTGAACAACGGTGTCATGGTTCGCTTTCCGCCTTCAGACCTGCCGATTTCTTCTCCGTTGACCTTGAAGATGAGCACTTGTCTGTTGTCAACGTGCCCGTTGGACTCCGTGGTGAAGTCCAAGTAGCTTTGAAGGAGAACAGTGAGGCAGTGTTTCTGGTGTTCGCTCATTTCAAACACTCCCAATGCCGACCGTTCCAAACTGTTTTACCGTTTGCTTGTGAACACGCGGCACGGAACTCAACTCCAGTGTCTCCCTGCATTTTTTGCAAGAACCACACAGCCAAAAGCACGATCGCTATTGCTGCGAGAAACGCACTAATGACCGAAGCGATTGCGATGAGTACCTCTTTCATTTCTCCCCCTTCAGCCACCGCTCCACAGCGCGGGCGAAATGATGGTGGAACCCACCGTTCTTGTGCCACAGGTCAGCGATAACCTCGTCGGTGAGGGTGCGCTCTGGTTGCTCCAGCGCCCGTGCGCAGATCGCGCACAACTTTGCCCGTTCACACGTTTCGCCGCATTGGTTGCGCAGAGTCTGCTCACTCATCTTTCACCTCCACAAAGTCTCCGTTAGGACACGGACCATGCCCGACCCACGGGCCGATCCACATTTGACGCTGCGCGTCTGGGGATACAGGGTTTATGTGCACATTGCGCTGGCATGTCTTGCACTGCTCAAGCA